CTCCTCATAGGTTATCCATTTACCAGTCTTACTAGTAAATCCATCTTTCTCGAACTTTACCTCATTTTTTCCTAGTTTGTCAAGGATAGAATTCTCGATGCCTTCTGCAGTATCTTCAGCATTTACGCTAAAGTATTCAAGGCGACAAAATTCGTTATGATTTTCCCTTACGGCTTTGACGACTGGCTGAGCATAATTCACATATCTTTGAAGATTGTTCATTATATTCCTCCGATTAATTAAACAATGTTAATAAACTTTTTATTAACCATACTATTATACTAACGATTAAGTGAGTGTAAAGGAGTTGTAACTACTTTACAAAGTAAGTAAGTACTTACTTACCTGACTGTTTTAGTGGGCACTCAATATTTAGTTAGTGATCACTATCACTGGAAGTCGCGAAAACTCGTTCATAAGTAAAGAGGAATGGGCTATTGGTATATAGGGTTGCGTAAAAGAAAAAATAAAAACGCAAAAAAGGGACAGTTTAGCCAATAGCCCAATAGCTTTTGAATAGAAATGTAGTAAACAGAAGGAGTGGGTTTATATTGAGCTGTCTTATTAGCCGAGTATTGGTGGAATTGGGGTAATAAGTGAGTAGTGTTTTGGTAGTAATGCATGATGATGACGTGTGTTGTAAAATAGAGTGTTTACTTTAGAACAGTGGTGCCTATATAATAGAACTCTGGTATTCAACTAGGTTTTCCTTGTTTCAGAGGAAAACAGGGAACAGGTACAGATGTCGAGAACAAAAGGATCGGGAACTCTCACCCCTCAACAAGAGAAATTCGCTAGGAACGTTGCCAAAGGCATGAATAAAACGCAGGCTGCCATTGTAGCTGGGTATTCGGAGAAAAACGCTCAAAGAGCTGGTACTATGCTTGCCAGCAAGAGTAATCCTAAGGTACTTGACCGCATCATTACTCTTCAAGAGCGTGCAGCTTACCGAGCAGGACTGGACCTCGGAACTCATTTAACAGATTTGAAGGACATTCGTGATGGGGCAGTGCGCAATGGGGCTTGGTCTGCTGCTGTAACCGCAGAGGTCAGTCGGGGAAAGGCTGCTGGCTTGTATGTGAACAGGTCGGAGCTCACAGTTAACAAGGTAGAAACTATGAGCAAGGATGACATTCTTGCCAGAATGCAACAGTTGTATTACGACACGGGAGGGATCTTGCCTCCTGGAACTGTAATAGAAGGAGAGAGCAAGACGCTCGACGATTAGACATAGGACTCCCCTTGGTACACAACTTTCGCAGAACCAACTAAGGCGAGTTAGGGAGGTCTAGGACCTCCCGACTCTAGACTCTAGCCCTCAGGATCGAAGCTTGGACCATCAACAATCACTAGGTAGCGACAGGTGACGATGTCATACTTCAAATCTGCCCAGTCAAAGTATTGAGACTCCACACATTCGCTTAGAGTTTTGCCGTTAGCAAACTCCGCACGCTCGTGATGTTTTCTCGCTTGAGCTTTAACTAGACGCGACTCGTTGATCGCGAGCGTTGAGTCCATATATTCAGACATTTGAGCCTGAAATTGAGACCCACGACCCTGCGATTTGCGAGTAGCTTGAGTGACTAGAACTTCAAGAGCAGACTCTAGATCAGAGTCGCCAGCGATGGCAACTCCGATTAAAGCTTGAGCATCTTGAGTAGTAGTTACTTTTTGATCTTTCATTACATTTTCCGATAATGAATTAAACACACCCTAGCAGCCAGGACTAGGAATTAAGAAACTCATTTACTTAATAACCATTATACGCCTGATAACGTGAAAGTAAAGGGGTAGATTTAGATTTGTATAAGCGTTGCCATCGGTGCAATTTGGCTTTCTTGCCATTGCCAAAAAGGCAAATTTACAGTACACTATACCAGTGTACAGTGCCCATGCCTATATCATATATAATATATAGATTCTAGAATGTGGCTAAAGGGTAAGGAAAGAATCTCTATTTTTAGACGATCTCTCCCCTCGGGTGTTTCACCCGATTAATCAGCGGTCACTGATTCTATTCTTTAGCTTCTAGGATCTAGTAGCGAACCATGAGCGATATCATAGTTGATATCTACGAGCCTGTATGAACCATGATGTCCATTAGGCACTTTCTTCATCGCTTCAGCTACTGTCATCCCGTCAGCCATATCCACACGGTTAAGTATGTAGTCCATTCTAGGACTTCTAGGACCACGGCTTAATACCATGTCATCCTTTAGTCCGTAGCTTTTGCTACCTTTACCAGCGTTGACTTTAGTAAACACGTCTAAACATGCTTGACCTTCTTCATCGCCAGCTAACTTATCGCGGAGTATTGTTTCAGCTTGAACTCTGTTAAGAGCTTGGGCTTCCACTTTCGCTGTCTTCTGTGACATACTTGATCTCCCGATCTTTATTTAACACACCCACTTATGTGGGACCTAAGTAAGTAGTTATATAACTAACTAATTACTTACCCCTTTACTATACGCCCTTAATTAGTAAAGTAAAGCGGTTTAAGTTATTTAATTTATATAGGCTTTAAATAAGGGTTAAGTTACTTATATAAAAGGTTAAAAGGTTAGTACCGTTTACTAAACTTAGTTAAATACCCCCGTACCCCCCCTAAATATAGGTACGCTGTTGGCACGTATCCGCCTGAGTTTTTCAGACTAATAATCCATGGAATTTTTATACAGCTTTACAGGTCGTCTTTTGAGGTTTATCATGTTAAAAAATTGCTGCAAAATTTTTATGGAAATTAACAAAGAGCTTTGGGAACAGCTACCAAAAGAAGTACTCAAAGAGTACCTCGAACTCACAGAAAGGTTAGGCGAACTTAACGAAGTCGAGCAATGTGAACAGAGTTTTTTGGCTTTTGTCAAATCTCAATGGCCACAGTTTATCGAGGGCAGTCATCACCGAATTATGGCTAATGCCTTTGAACGGATCGCGAACGGTAAATTAAAACGTCTCATTATCAACATGCCTCCTAGACACACCAAGTCGGAGTTTGCCAGTCATATGTTGCCAGCGTGGTTAGTCGGGAAACAACCTGGACTCAAAATCATTCAAGCTACTCACACGGCAGATTTAGCCGTTAAGTTTGGACGTAAAGTCAGGGATCTGTTTGAAACGTCCAGCTATCAAGCCATATTCCCCGACGTGATGCTACACCCCGATAGTAAGGCAGCAGGGAAATGGGAAACTCGGTCTAAAAAGAACCCTAAAATACTGGGGGAATACTATGCGGTCGGTACTGGTGGTGCTATCGCTGGTCGGGGTGCGGACTTGTTTATTATTGACGATCCCCATTCAGAACAAGATGCCATGTCTAAAACGGCTTTGGAAGAAGCTTATGAATGGTACACTTCTGGACCAAGGCAACGGTTGCAGCCTGGAGGATCTATAGTTATTGTGATGACGCGATGGTCAGTGCGAGATTTAACTGGTCGCTTAATCAAGGACATGGGCAAAGGACCAAAGAACGATCAGTGGGAAGTCATTGAGCTTCCTGCGATTTTACCGAGTGGGGATCCTGTCTGGCCAGAGTACTGGTCATTAGAAGAACTCGAAAGTGTGCACGCAGCATTGGGCAAAGGTCCAAAATGGTTTGCCCAGTACATGCAGAAGCCGACGGCAGAGGAAGGTGCACTTATTAAACGGGAATGGTGGAAAGAATGGCCACACAAAAAGCCACCTAAGTGCGAATACATTATTCAAAGTTACGATACCGCATTTTTAAGAACTCAAACCAGTGACTTCAGTGCGATTACGACATGGGGTGTGTTTTACCCTGAAGGGCGTATAGGTGATGACCTTTATACAGGGGAAGCAGCCCATATAGTATTACTCGATTCCGTAAAAGATAGATTAGAGTTCCCCGAACTTAAAACTAAAGCCCTTGAGCTGTACGAATACTGGGAACCTGATATCGTGATTATTGAGGCTAAAGGGAGCGGAACTCCCTTAACTCAGGAGTTGCGTAAAATAGGAGTACCAGTACAAAATTTTACCCCGAGTAAAGGATCGGACAAAGTAGCTAGAGTAAATTCTTGTACGCCTTTGTTTGAATCGGGCATGGTCTGGAAACCTGACGAACCATGGGCAGATGAAATGATAGAAGAATGCGTGGCTTTTCCTGCGGGAGACCACGATGACTTAGTCGATAGTATGAGTCAGGCGTTATTGCGATTTCGTCAGGGAGGCTTTATCCAATTGGATTCAGATTATGAAGATGAATACGAAAGTTTTCGTGAACGAAAAATGGTTTACTATTAATAACAGTTATTATAAAGTGAGTTACCATTGTGGCGATTGAAAAAGAAATACCCTCTATTGTATTGGGACAGGTTGACGAAGTCCCCCCTTTTCCCGAAGAAGAAATTGAATTAGAGATAGAAGAAGACGATGATGGTACCGTTATCGATTTAAACCCTCAAGTAGAATCACCCCAAACCAATTTTGAAGATAATTTAGCAGAATACTTAGATGATGATGTTTTAAGTAAACTAGCCAGTGAACTAACAGGTTACTATGAAGAAGACAAAAACTCTAGAAGTGATTGGTACACTGCGTTTGCTAACGGTTTAGATTTACTCGGAATAAAACAAGAAGAACGTTCCCAGCCGTTCGAGGGAGCGAGTGGAGTTAACCACCCTTTATTAAGTGAAGCCGTTACTCAATTTCAATCACAAGCCTATAAAGAATTATTACCCCCAGGAGGACCAGTCACCACACAAGTAGTAGGCGATGATAATTCGGAAGTAATTCAACAATCTAGACGTGTAAAAGAATTCATGAATTATCAGATCACGCACGTCATGGAAGAATACGATCCTGAAATGGATCAATTATTATTTTATTTACCGTTATCAGGAAGTGCGTTTAAGAAAATCTATTTTGATACAATGTTAGACAGAACGGTGAGTCGTTTTGTTAAGGCAGAAGATTTCGTGGTGAGTTATGCCACTACTGATTTATCTAATTCACCA